GCCGCGAGATTGCTGCGGAGTTACGTCACGCTCACCGGCCTTGATGCGCTCGGCTTCGTCGTTGTCTACCATCTCACTGATGCCGAACGTCATGCGCGCGCACTGGATGTACGCCTTGTGTCGAAGCATGCGCGCCGGATATTTTTTCCATACGTCAGAACGGTCCTGGCGGCACTCCGCCATGTACTCAGTGACGACAACCGGGCGGCTGCGGCCCTTGATATACATGCGACAGGTAATTGCAGTCAGGTTGCCATTGGCGTCAAGGTGATCGTCGAATTCAACGCCGTCGAAATCAGGCTGGCGGTTAACGATTCGATACCAGCCATCAATCATCAGCACGACCTGAAGCTTACCGCCACTGATGAATGCCGCGCATTCCTTCACCATTGGATTGAGGTCGTACTTGGCGCAGACACCAGATACGATGGCCAGCTCTGCATTGCTCGCGGTTGAGCCGTGTTGGTTTTTGGCGCTGATAATCATGCCTTTCAGGACATCGGTAACGTCCTCTACTGATACGCCGCTGCTTTGTGCGATTGTTGCCAGTGCGTTGCTCATTCAATTTCTCCAGTTAGTTATTCAACAAGGCAAAGTGTATCACCTTGCCTGTTATTTGCAACTTATTTGTTTATCCATTTCGGCATAGGCAGCAACTCTACGTCGAACGATGAGCCGAACTCATCAAGCTCTTTCGCTATAGCAAGGTCTTTTCGGTACTCGTCACGACCGGACTCAACCCACTCAAGCGGAAGCTCAACAACATGAACAGGATGGCGACCTATACTTCTGCGCTCGCCTACGCAGATGAATATGAAGCGAGGGAGTTCGCCAGTAAGCTGTTGATACGCGTCTGAATAGAAGGCGTCCTGAACGTGATAGCGGAAGTGCTGAAAGTGGTGCTGCATCTTGTCAGCATCAGCAATCTTCTTCACGTCAACCAGCACGTGTCCGAAGTGCTCCTCGTCAGGAATTCGGTCAGGCCTGGCCTTTAGACGTAACCCTTCCAGCTCCCAAAAAATGCTTTGCTCAGACTTTCCACTGACGGTTAGCAGGCTTCTAGCCACAGGATGCGCAAGCACGGAATCACGCATTGCAATGACCATGTCATACTCTTGTGCAGTGAGGATTTTTCTCCCGTACTTCAATGTAGTTTCACGGAACGCCTCCGCATTTGCACGGCCAGCAGACGATCGCAAATCGTACTCAGGCATTCTAACGTAACGCGCAGCAAACTCGTCTAGCTCAAGGAGCGCGCAATGTAAATCTGTCCCCCTATCCACCGCCGGGCTCCCGTCAGATGGCGCGTTTTTTGCCCAATCCAATAGGGCGGGTGACTTATGTATTAAATCCAAGTCTGATTTTGAGTAGGCTTTTACTTTTCTGTATTCGTCATTAGTAAGCGAACCGGTTATTGTTGCCATTCAGTCCTCCAGTTTTACGCCAGTGAATTTTCCTGACTTGATAGCGCCGTAGATTCGCTCGGCATACATTGCTGCGGTAGCCATTCCAGTATCTGGCACATCACCTATGATTGCGTTTGCTATCTGTGCACCTATGATTGCGTTTGCTATCTGTGATAGTACCTCCTCTTTCTTCTTATCTGCTTCTGAGCGGATAGGGCGGAATTCTCGTGGTTCAATATCTGCGTTGTACTCAAATCCATCCTCATGGCATAACCAAAAAACGCGCATCCTGCCAACATAAAGAACCGTTCCAACTCCCCAGCTACCATCCTCTGCCTGAAACTCACACTCACACCCAACCGGAGGCAAGCCCTCGCCATTCCATTCTGTATTGCTGGATGCAAGAGCGGCTTCGTATTGCTCGCGGGTTACTTTTACGCCATAAGCCCAGTCAGGAAATCCATCTTCATGTGGCTCAAGCGAAATGTCAGGACAAGCATCAATGCAGCAACCATCAGAGGAATTAAAGCAAAGCCCGCCACACTTGTACTGAGTAATGTTATCTACGCCAACTGGCCAACAGCCGCGCTTAGGTAATTCACGAACTAAAATATCAATCAGTTTCATCTTCATTCTCCAGTGTTTATTTAAGTGCTGACATAAGCATATCAGCACCTGTTGTTATTGCAACTTATTTGTTTAGTAATGAATCTTGATGTTCGCCACCAGACCCTTCGCCACCGCAGCGATCACCGCCTTAGCCTGGTCTTCGCTGAGTCCCGCCTGAGCAATCAGGTCAGCCAGTGCCGCTCGGTTAATAGCCACGCGATGAGCCTTATCATCAGCCCGGCACTGCTCTTCATCCTTCAGGCGCTGAGCCTCAAGAGCCTGCTGCTCTTCTGCGTATTTCTTCGCGTTCTCAGCAGCGATACGCTCACGCTCCTTGGCTTGCTGTTCTGCCAGTTCTGCATCACGCTTAGCCTTCTCCTCAGCATCCTTCAGCGCCTGCTCAGCTGCGGCCTTATCCTGTTCGGCCTTCAGCTTTGCCAGGCGGTCCTGCTCGGCCTTGTTGCGCTCATCAAGAATGCGTTGCTCTGCGCGCTGGCGCTCTTCCTCCTGAGCTTTACGCGCCGCTTCCTCTGCAATCTGGCGATCGCGTTCACGCTGCGCGTTTTCTTCCGCTTCTTTTCGCAGGCGTTCCAGTTCGGCGGCTTGCTCTTCAGCAGCAACCAGGCGGGTGAGTGTCGCCGACGTCGCCGCTACAGCTCCGTCCACCGACGCACGAGCTTTCTTGATTAGCTCAGGCCAGAAGGTTGTTTCAACGCTAACGGATGCAGCTCGCGCCTCATCAGCCCACAAACGCACTGTATCGCTCTTTAAGCCATCCTGAGAGCACTGGCGCACAATCTCATCCATGCGCTCAATAATCACGTCCTGAAACGCCTGAGCCTCAACAAGAGGCTTGAGCGTAGCATCACGCAGAGCATCGAATCGCTCCACGCTTTCTCGCGCGTTCTTCTCCACGACTTTCGGCAGGGCCTTAATTTCGCGAAGGTAGTCGCGCATCGGTTTGTCGATGGCCGTCTTGCTGCTGGAAATTTTGGCTGCCAGCGATTTTATATGCTTGCGTCCCTCTACGGTTTCCAGGTCAGGTACGTGCGCCTCCACCTCATCCTTAACTTTGTTGAAGAGGTCTTCCAGGCTTTCTGCGGTATATGCTACCGGCAGTGAAGGGAGTTCGGTTGCTGTAGCAATAACTGTTCGCCCGTCCATGCCGCTTGCTCCACCAGCCTTTGCTTCTGCTGCTTGCTCTTCGGTTGCCTGATGCATTGTAATTTTTGCTTCGGTTTTGTTGGTCATTACTCACCATCCTTCTCAATTTTGCTTGAATTTGAACTGTCGATATCTACGTGTTGAATGAAGCAATCCTGACTTTCACCGTAAGTATCACGGAAGTAGTCTCCTACGCTGCTGCACGGGTTACACCTGACGCCGCCTCCAGCATGAAACGCATCGTCAATAGCCTCATCATCGTCGGCATCATTCTTGAGGAAAATTACGCCCTCTGTTTTTTTCGCGTTCCAGGTAATAACGTATTTAGACATCTTCATCTCTCCATCGGTTGTTAGTCCGTTCAGTATACGCAAGACAAACGCACTTGCAACTTATTTGTTGAGATATGTTATATCAGTTAGCACGCTACTGGTATGGTAGTATTCACTATAAGTAGAGAGAAAGGATAATTATCCAATCCTTATCCGTTCATTTATCCGTGCATGTTCATGTTATATATAGCAATTATCCATTTATCCGCGTTTTTGGTGTATCCTGCTTTTGATTCTTAATGTGATATGTTAAATAATTGTTAATATTTTAATCCAATTTTTATTGCATTTTCCTTTATCTCTCTATTGATTTTCTCTTTGCAAAATGTTAGTGTATGAATACACTTTGTGATTCGGACACTAAATTATATATACATAGTAAAAAATAATAATATATATAGACCCCCTAATTTTTGATAAATACACCCCACTATATAGACCCACCCCATACCGGATAAATTCAGATGGATAATTACCGTCGGATAAGCCGGATAAATGGATATTAGTCTTTATTATCAGTCACTTACCAGTTATCCAGTTTTTATCTATTTTGGATAATTATCCAAACGCTTGGCACAAAAAAGCCCCCGCGTGCGGAGGCTGATTAATTTTTGCTCTTCCTACGGGAGTCGTATCACCTTCCCTTCGACAATAATCTTCCCCTTCATCTGAAGCATGCTGATGGCGTTCTGGAATGCATCCTGGCCGGTGCCCTCAAGAGCCTTCTTGATTTCCTTGTAATAGGCAGCTTTGGTGATTGACTGCTTCACTGATGCCATGAACACCTGTTCACCCCTGGATGATTTCAGCCTGCGCATTATCTTCTCCTGGATAGCGTTGACTTTGTCTGTCAGGTCGTCACCGTCGACGGCAGCGTTAAGCTTCAGGTTGCTTATCAGGTTATCGAAGCTCTTGATGATGAGCGCCAGAGAGTAGTGGACGAAGTCAACCTCAATGACCGCTTTGCCGTCTTTGATGTTGCCAAAGGCCATCAGACTGGAAAGGCTCTGCACGCGCTCTGCGATACGCGCATACATTGAGCCAATCTGCTCGTGGTTGCGGTATCTGTCCTGGTCGTAGTGGAGCTTAATCAAATCTATGGCCTCTATCGCTTCGCTGGTGGCGATAACCTCCATCACCGGTGCTTCGCCATTGAACTCGCGTTCCGTGTCGCTACGCATGGCCTTATCAGCGTCAGCTGCGATAAGTGCGATGTCGCGGATAATGTCATTGCGATCGTGAATGTTGAGCATGGCAACATCCACACCGGTAAGACGCATATTCAACCTGGCTCGAGTCTCCCCGCAGTCAACGACGATTGCGCGGGCCAGCAGACCGGAGTCGATGTTGTCGGTGTTGACCATCTGCGACAACTTTCCAGGGGTTGATGAGCCCGCCAGATTGAGGCATGGATTAGGGATTCCGGTCTCAAGCATATGCAACGCTGATTCCTCTGTTGCAATGCGCTCAGCCTTCTTCTGGATTTGCAGTTCGTACTGCTTAATCTTTGCCTCGTCATATTCCGGGTTGCAGTGGCCGATACACTCTTCCAGCGCCAACTTTTCTTTCTCCAGGCGAGACAGTGAGTTTCTGATTGACGCTTCAACTTCGCCGACGTGGTTACGTGCTGGCTTGAAGTTGTCGGTGGTGGCCAGTTCCATCAATGTGGTTGAGATGTTGGCCGCGTAACTGCTGCTGGAGTTCTTTGGCTGGATAAGGAATTTATGGGCCTCATCCACGATGTAAGCAGCGCGCCCGGCGTCATACATGGTTGTCATAATGACGTCTTTATCTGATCGGATGTCGCCATAAACCTTACGCCCTGCCTCAGTGAGAATACTCTTAATGACAGATTGCGCGCGCTCCTTTCCTGAGCCTGACAGCGCCAGGATGATGGTGATAAGGCTTGTCTTGCCACCCCCATAGCACTTTAGTCCTGACGCGGCGATAGCAATGCACTGCAGCGCCATTACCGCATACGCCCCGCCAGTCAGTTCGCGGTGAGCGCCTTCACGGATGTAATCAACGATACGGCCAGGCAACCCGGGGGGGTTGTCGATGTCTATTTTTGACAGGTCAATGCCGTCAGGAACTTCGCCTTTATGACTGTAAGGTTCATCAGGTTCGGCGTCGTTTACCTTCACCTCTTCAGCTGGTGAGCATCCAGGCAGATAGATGCCTGGGATAATGAGCGGAGCAGGAGCCTCGTCGACCGGCGCATTTTCTTTTACGACCGACGTATCAACTGAGCTGACCGAAGCATTTTCTGCATCGACCGACGAATGGCCGTCCGAATTTACGTTATCCGCATGGGTCTTCCCGTCCAGCCTGATAGCCTCACGCATGGCAATGCGGCATGACTCTGCACCATATTTCTGGCGGTAATCGTCCCAGTCCCCGGTTTCCGGCGGCAATGCTATTTTTAGCGCCAGACTGAATGGCTGCCTCTTCGGCATACTTCAGGCCAGCACCATGCTCATCGTTATCTGCAAATATGACCAGCATTGATTCAGGATGTTCGGCGCGCGCCTGGGCGGTGATTGACATCAGGTTACCGGTGTTGAATGCAACATAGGTCGTTGCATTGGTCATGCGGTTAACGGTGGCGCCAGTGGCGAATCCCTCTACAACGGCGACTGTCCTTCCAGGCCCTGAAATTACATGGCAGACACCAGCCATATCACCGCCGTAAATAGGCCGCTTTGTGCCGTCCACCTTAATTTTCTGAACGTTCACCAGCTCTCCATTTTTATAAACCGGAACCAGCAGCAACGAACCAGGCTCAATACGCTCGTTATCAGCGCCCATCATAATTTGCGAGTTAACAGGCCATTCCCCGGTAAGGCCTTTTTTATCCATGTACTGATGAGGAGCAAGCATTGAGCTTTCCATGAGCATTGCAGCACCTTTCACGGCGCGCTTGCGCAACTCTTCTCGCATCTGCTCATCTGTTGCTGAATGTTTCCTCACCGGAGCGACGGTGCGCGGCATGTCCTGACCTAGCAACTCCTTTGCCACTTCGACCGTTGGTTTACCGAGATAACGAGAAAGGAGGAGGAGTCCGCCACCAGATTGCGGGTCGCATTGAGAGCAGAACCATGTTCCGCGCCCGTCTTTATCGTCGAAACGGAATCGGTCTTTTCCGCCGCATACTGGGCATGGGCCGTGATGGCGTCCGGACGGGAGCTGGCAGCCGTAACCTTCAAGCGTTGAGCGCCATGCGCCATTGAATTCACGCAGAACGCGGTCAATTGGCCCGTCACCATCAGGGTTAAATGAGTAGTTGCCTTTCCAGCAGTCGCATGTGCCGCTTGCGAGATGTCCGCATGACAACGTAAGTGGGAATATTAAATTCATGCCAGAACTCCAGTGAATAGAAAACTATGGCGTGGCATGCACGCCAGTTTTGTTATGTTATATCGTTTCTTTTTTGCTGCTACAGGTCTGCTTTAATCTCATCCAGCACGGCGTTGATCGCATCTGCTTCTTCATCGGTCAGGGATTTACCCGCCTTATAAGAAGCGTCAGCAATAATGCTTTTGATGCGGAACGGGCTCAGTTCTGCTTTGCCGTAAATGGCTGATACCTTGATGCCTAAACCGGCAGCCTTGCGCAGGCGCTCAATCGTTGCTTGTGCCTTATCTTTGTTCATTCACGAATCCTCTGTTGTTGATGGAAATAAAAATAACAACAAAAAGGTTGCGCGTCAATCCGTTTTAGTGTTTACTTCATCTCACTAGCAGCAACTAGCTGCACAACTCAACCACAAAGAGAGAACGATATGAGCGAATTTTTCTTAGGCCTGGCTTCTGAAGAAGACATCCAGTTTGACGGTTTCTATGACGGTCAGCAAAAAGTAATCCCTGAAGGCACTGAGCTGGAAGGCGTTGTTATCGACGGCTTCAACGGCCTTGAAGAAGGCAAGGCTGTGCAGGCCTGCTTCGTCCAGGTTGCGGTGACAACGCCTGGCGAATTCCTTGGCCAGAAATACCGCTACCAGGCGAAGATTTATGACATGGACGCAGCAAAACGCGATCGTGCCTTGAAAAACCTTACCCTACTTGACACCCAGGCCGGTTCACCGCTTGGCAAAGGCCGACTCCCGCTGACCACAGAAAACATCCAGGAGCACTGGGTGGGCGCATCAAATATGCGCATCAAATTCGGCCTGATGGTGGCAGAGGACGATGGTCGCGAAATCAACTTTATCCGTGGCTTCGGCTTCCTGCGTGAAAAGCTGCCACAGGCTAACACACAACCAACTGGTGTTGCTGGCGGTAATGGTGCTGGCGCTGGTGCAACTCAACAGCAGTCTGCGGCACAAGAGCCAGACGTTGACTTCTGATAAATAACTGCCGCCTTCGGGCGGCTTTTTGCACTGGAGAACCCATGAACTATTACAACGAATGGGATAGCGGAGCTGCATCATGGCTTCGTGAATTAATAAATCAAAAGCTAATTCCTGACGGGTACGTAGATGAAAGATCAATCACAGAAGTCACACCTTCAGATTTGGAAGGATTTACACAATGTCATTTCTTCGCCGGAATCGGTGGCTGGCCGCTCGCCTTGCAACTCGCAGGAGTCGACCACAGAACGCCACTCTGGACCGGAAGC